ATGCGGCCATTAAGCCAGTGACTCTCATCTGAAGGGCCATATGGTAAATATTCATCTTTCCATTTAAGCGACCAGTCCCAACCAGGACCCCATTGTGTAACTGCAAGAGTATATAAAGTATATGTTGCTGTTGTTGCTTTAACTGAATCTGTCTCTATAACTTTTGCATATATTTTTGTCCTTGAATTACCTCGACTATTAAGAAGGATATATTTAGGGTCATTAGGGTCATCAAAATGTCCATCACCCTCACAAGTCCATACTATAGGATAGTTGTCAGGATTGTTAAGTGTCTGAATTTTATATTTTTGATCCTCAACTTCTTTTAAATTTACTACATCTTCATTAAAAGATATATTCGCACGTGGTTTGTCTTTAACATATTGAGTATAAGTTAAAGTCTCCTTCTTATATGTTCCTGTCTCATCCAAACTATAGCTTATTAAAAATGAAACAACTCCATCATTACTACGTTCAAACGCATTTCGTATTGCTGGGTCATTAGTAAGTGTGACTATATATTTACCTAACTCTTCATCATACTCAAAATTTGATGTCCATGAACATGAGAATCGTCCTGTCAATTGCTCAATTGGAACTAAATCATCATTCTCATCAACTATGTCTCTAACAACATATCTGTTGTTTTGATGAACAGGAATTGGTGTGTCATCACCTGCAGCAAAATGCCAACCTCTTGAAGGTTTCTCACGCTTCTGTATTCTCATAGTATATTGTATAGTTTCTGAATAGTACTCATCTGTCTCTACATTTTTTGCATATATGACCAAATTGTATAAGCCATCAAGATGTAATATATTACCTGTAACTTCTCCATGAAGTGAAGTCCAATATACTATATCTAAATTATGTGGGTTCTCTACTTCTTGTAATACATAGTTATAGTCTCCTGTTTGTTCTACTATCACTATGTTTGATGGGAAAGAGATTTCAGGCGACTTTTGTGAATTACTATAGCTTATTTGTACATTTATCTCAGGTGTCTCATTAAATTTCTCATTTCCCTTGAACTTGAACTTCAAATAATGAGTACTATATCGGCTGAATGTAATGCTTGCTGATATGACAGACTCATTACCATCTTCTGAATATATCAAGTTGTTAACAGTATAGAAAGAAGAAAATGGTGTCAAATACCACTCATTAGCCACAAAATTGAAGTTAGGATCCTTTGGGAAACGAAGTAATTCTATGACTACTGGTGCATTAAGTTTTCCCTTTGCATCTATATATAATGTTGAGCTATAACCATATGAACCAATGTCTCCACTATAGTCAATATCTAATGATATAGTCTCAGAAATCTTCAACTTATATGTTGCTATCTCTGATTTATATGTGTCATCTTCTATACTTTGTGCGTATATGTTGACGATTCCTGTTTTGTTTTCTTCTTCACTCATATACAGCTTTGTTGCATTCGTCTCATTATCAACAGTACCTCTGTCTGTATAGAACCTCACTGCTACATTATGTGGGTTATATAAAGGTAGTATATCATAAGTGTTTGATTGTGATTGGTTTACATAATCTGTATAAGCCTTACCATATTGCTTTTTATATTTGAAATATATACCAGGTGAAAGCTTGTTGACTTCTAAGATATTCAATACATAGCTTGCACTAACAGACTGATAATAGAAAGTATCTTGTGTTGTTGCTGTTATGACTACTGTACCAATTCCATCATATGTCAAAACACGGTCATTCAAAGTACCTGAACTAACCTTATATGTTATTGGAACATCAACATTACAGTTTGCTAACTGGATTAGATATGTATGGTCTGCAGTCTCATTGACTGTATCATTATCTGTAAGGAACCATATGCTTGGTATTGTTTGGTCATAGGCTGTTATTGTGAGTGTATATGTTGCTGATGCCTTATAGAAAGTGTCATCTTCCTCTGTCTCTGCGACTATTGTGAAAGCACCAACATAGTCTGTCTTTAAAACACCGTCATATATTTGCTCACCATTACAATAATAGTTAACGTTCACTGCATCAGGATTATTGACCTGTTGTATATGATATTCATGTTGCTCATTCTCTGTAACAGTGACGCTATTGTTTTCGAAAGAGATATTAGGTACTGGCTTGCCATCTGGATTCTCTTGTACATAGACGTGTAACACATATGATACGGATTGTGAACTATAGTTATCATCACCATAGAAAGAATAATATACTATGACATTGCCTGTACCATTCAAAGTTATTGTTGTTCCGTCTGCTGTGATGTTCGCGTTGTTTGAAGTTGCCCATATACCATCAACTCCAAATGGGTTGTTGACCTGTTGTCCTGTATAAGTACCATTCGGATTCAATGTTGCATTTATTGTGTTTGAAGAGAATGAAAGGTTTGGGCTTTGTTTGACAACATATGTGCCTTGGTTGTCATTCGCTTCATTCTCTGCATTCTCATAATAACTCAATATATATGATGTGACACTTGGACGATATGTAGCATCACCTGCAAATGTGGCTGTAATCTTATATCTTCCTTCTCTTGAAACATATACTTTGTTATTGTCTACGTCAATATAACAGTTTCCAACTCCTTCTATCTTGTACTCTAATGGTAATGAATATGGGTTGCTTGGTTGTACAAGGTCAAACTTATACACACCATCTCTTTTTTCAAGATTGTAATACTTTTTTACTAATACACCATCTTGTAAAACAAATGTACCATCATTATTATTGTATTCGATTTGTGGGTTTGTTTTTGATGTTACATCAAGTGTCATTGTAATAACTTTTGAATTAAATACATCTGTAGAGAGTGTTGTCAAAGTTATTGTATATGAACCTGAATCATACCAACTAATACTACCATCTGTCTCTAAATAAAGGCCCTCTGACAAGCTAATACTATATGCAACTCTATCATCGTTTACTAGATATCCTGTATAGTCGAATGAGTATTTTCCTGTCTCTGCTTCATTGAAACTGACTGTGCTTGGTGAGAAATAGAAGCTAGGGTCTCTCTTTGTCAATTCAGGCTTTTGCCCGTCTTCATTGTCATCAGTCACTGAACGGCCTCTTGTCAAAGCACGTGTAACTGCATTGACCGTCAATATATATTGTGCTTGTACTGGGTTAAAACTATCATCACCATCATATGCTGCAACTATAGTGTATCGTCCTGGTGACAATGCTAATGTTGAAATATCACTTAGTTTCATCTTTTGACTAATCTATTTTTGTTATTATGAACCTAACAGTAAGTTCGTTTGGGTTTATCAATGTTCCTAAATCTGGGTCATCGCCCTCATTACATACTCCACCTGCTTCTGAGAACTCAAGCTGTGGTGTTGTCCTGCTAATGAACTCAATCGGGGTCTCTGCATCTGAGTCATCAACATCTCCATATTCAAGCGGTGAACAACCTGATAGTGAATATTTATACATTGCTTTGTCACCTGTATCTGCTTGAAGAGACAACTCTGTAATGTAGCAATAACCAATATAGCCTTCTTGCGGCGGTGTAGTCTGTCCTTCTGCGACTATACCATAACAAATCTTGAGCTTCTCTTGACTAACCATCTTGTCAAAAAGGTCTGTATCTGCATCTATGACAAGGCTCTCACCACTAATCGACCATCCGACATTGGCTATTCTCAAACCATAGAAGACATCTGAGTTGTCTTTTGACATTGTCTTTGACGTCTTGATGTCGGTACTCAATGTGAAGACTGTTGAATGAGCTATCCTGATATAATGCTCACCTTCTTTTATGAATAAATTTATACAATTTCCTCTTATTGGGTTACTCATATATAATTGTGTATATTTTTCTGAATATGTTTAGTTTTTCATAACTGTTTGATTATCAATAAGTTAGAATACGGAAAATTAGGATTTCTAAAATTGAGAAATCTCACTGGAGTGAGAGAGACGGTGGGCGCGGCATTCCGTTCACCTCGCTCTAAACTTCCGATAGGCGGGGTATATTGATAATCAAACAGTTAGAGAGTTTAATTAAATCTTTTTGTAACATAATTTCGTATTTCTAAATATTTTCTCTTATCTTCTCCTGTTCCTTCTAAGATGATTAAATTATGTGAGATATATAATTACTATATTTACATGTATAATCATCTCCTGCGTCCTCTATTCATTATCCTGTGCCTTTCGTGATGATGTTTGATACAAAGAGAAACGAGATTGTCAGGATCTAATAATAAGTTCCATTTCTCTTCTTCATCCTTACCTGTTGACCACGCACGTAAATGATGTACTTCTTCTGCTGGTGTACTCTTACCTTCCAATGCACAATCATAGCATAATGGATGTTCTCTAATGAACTGGTTACGTAATACCTTCCAATACTTAGAATTGTAATACTTTGCACCATCTTCATCCTTCTTATATGGAATTGGCTTTGTCTTATTACTCTTACGATTTATAAATGGCATCGTTTCTCAAGGAATATATTTGGTTTATATACAGCATATTCCATCATGTTATTATCTTGTAACAACTTTGCTATGGTTAACAATGTTTCATTATATATCCTATTCTTTACTACTAACTCCTTTAGCTTCATTTCCGTAGTACTTGAAATACCATTCATCTAATACTTTGTCTATATATTTGTTCATAGCATTCTTCAACTCCTTTAGCTCATTTGGCTTGATTGCATATACTATCTTCTCTTGTGTCCATTCAAGGTTGTCTATAACATTATTATACTTCATGCCATCCTTATACTTGATGTTCATAGACTCCATGCCTTCTACTGGCTTGAATGTCTCTAGCATCAACCTGTTTACACTATATGTACGTATCTTCCCCTTATTAGACAAACATACAATAGTATTACCACTTCCTTGTACCTGTTGTGCTAATATCCTAAGTGTCTTCCTGTTCCTTACTCTACCTAATGTAGATACATCATACAATGGAAATTTCTCGATTTTCTTCCATTCTTCTGTCATAATTTTTGTGATTTATATATTTTTCTATATAAAAATAAACTTTTTATTTTAATATAGATATATATATAGTTCAATTATTACGATTCTACTATTGTAAACATAGAAGATTTACTCTTCTATTATTTCCCATCTTTCATTGACTTTCTGGTTGTCAGGATGTTTGACCATCCATCGTATGAAGTCATTAGCCATGTCTCTATCACCTGCACATATCTCAACCAGTCCATCATAGTCTATTGTCTTTATATGTTGTCCTGTCTCTAAATTAGTCACCTTGATTAGCATTTATCTCATATTGTGTTATTTGATTAAAAATATAAATTTTGTTTGAATTTTGAGATTATGTTATGAAAAATAGGGAAAAAAAAGGGTTTAGAAAATGCATAGCTCCTATAGCAACAATGCAAATTCTAAACCCTTTTTTTTCCCTGTAAATTGCTATATTTTAACAAATCTGTCTTTATGTTTAGATATATATGATATATTATGTCCTATATCATCAGCGCATTCTTTACAACTGTTATATATCTTACCAGTATTCATATCTTTTATTTTTTTCTTTGGACTACCTATTTTACCACCTATTTTACCACCTATTTTACATCCTTCACCTTTTTCTTTTGATATAATATATGTCGTCATATATTCTAATGCTTTTCTCATATATTTCTCATCAATATCTAACTTGATTATCTTATCAATGATATTGTTATTATCTTTATTTATGTCAATTTCAATGTTTCGGCCAAGAAAAGACTCCATAAAATCCTGATATTCTTTATTGAAAACATTCTCAGCAAATATCCTTTGTATCAATGTATCTTCTATTTTGCACATATCATCACATGTCTTCCAAAAAGGTAGATAATATTTAGATTTTATTAATTCTTTACTATCATTTTTGTTCCTGTATAATAGCCAAATAAGATAACCACAAATATAGATATAGTCTTTATATGTTATATTAATATCATTCATATTGACTTTCTTTTCTAGTTCATCATTACATAAGTCATCTAATTTGTCTCTAACCCATAATATACTAAATAACTCTGCATAGTCAGATTTATCACTTTTTGCAAACTTATAATATTTTAGAAAAGTCCTATATCTTAATATCTTGCTTTTCACGAATTTGTCTAAGTCACAATATTGTATTAGTCCACGATATTGCAGTTCTCTAATGATCTTTGCTGTTTGTTCTAACGTAGAGTCTTTCCTTATATCGTCCCAATCATATTTGTTACTCATAAATTCTTTAACTTTTTTGTTCCTAATGTCTTTCAAGTTCTTATTGTACGTCTTTATCTCATCAATCCAATTTGTGTTGCTTATCAATGGTTTTATTTCTTCTCTAACATCATAGTTCCTTTTGTAGAACTCATTATTCTTAATACAGAATTGAGTACAATATTCATTAGCTACTTGTATTTTTGCTATATAGTCAATATATTCTCTATTCTTTATCTTGAATGTTTGTCCATTGATGATTACTGATTTGTCTTTATTGAATTTGTCTTCATACATATAACTATAGTGTCTTATCAAATACTTTAGTCTTTCATTATAGTTAAATGGCTTTTCTTTGCTTGATTCAATAACGTCATAATCGTGAGGTAATAACACAATACATACTTCTACATTCTTTGCATTTCTCCATCTACCTTTAGCTTGTATGTCTTCCTGCCAAATGTTGTTGCCTATTACAATGACTGCAGCATAGTCAACTTCATTGTTCAAGTCATTACCAACACCAAAGTATACACTACTTGTTAATGCCTGTATTGAGTTGTTATTATCATTGTCATCAAATAGCTCATGACTTTCATTTATATAATTCATGTCACTATCACCAGTATTTCTCTTATGATAGATTGCCATGTTTGCTGGCAAGAACTCTTTTAGTTTGTACATTTGTTGTAAAGAGCCATTATTCCAATATATGTATGTCTTTCGCCCATTACTGATATAATAGTTTGCCAAACAAACAATATCTGTTATGTCAAAGTTCTTCTTCTTACCTTCTTCTGTTAATAAAGGCGCTTGCCTGTATATTATCTTAGTGTTTATCTTATTAGGCTTATGTACAATTATCTTCTTCTTAATGTTCAGTACAGACTCTTCATATAATGGTGTTGCTGTTTGAATGATGATTTTTGTGTTCTTAATTTTGTTCAATGTCATTAAGAATGGTATTAGTACATCACTTCTAAACTGGTCTTTAATCATTATGTGTGACTCATCGATGATTACAAACTCAAAGTTCTCAAAGAACTCTTCAATGTCATCTCTAACAACATATCCATCTGGTGTTGCCTTTAATAAGTGGTTATAGTTTGTGACGTAACAATCAAAGCCATTGATTTTCTTGAATTTCTTATTGCCTGTTATCTTTATGAACTCATTACTATCATATTTAGAGTTAATAATACTGTTCATAGGCTCAACAATAAGAATAGGTTTATGATAAACCATTTCAATGATGTTGTTCCATTGCCTAAACAACATCTTCCAAGATTCAGTCTTACCTTGTCCTGTATCAGAAACAAGTAAGTTGATACCATTTACACAAAAGGCTAATATACTTTTTACAACATCATATAGATATTGGTCTTCATTAAGGAATATGTTAAGTGTACTCTCATCAACATTAAAGCCATATTTCTTCAATATACTAATATGTCCAGTCTCAGCTTTAATCTTTTCCCATTCATGGTCAAGCATGTTCTTGAATTTTTGTGTAGTATATTTATCATACAACTTCAAGTCTTCACAAAAGCTATACCATAATTCTCTTGCTTTGTTTTTGTCACCAACATATTTCTTCAATGCAGTCAATATATACAACCTGTCATAATAATGAGCTTCATATTTCCATTTCTTGTTATTGTATTGTACATTCAATACCCCAGAATATTCCTTCTCTTCAATTTTCTTTGTCTCTTCATTATCGTCTTCATTAGTTTCGTCAATATGTTCAACAACTAAGTCATCACAATATCCACTAACATCAAAAAACTTATAATTAGTTGTTGTCATATAAGTCTTTTGATATGGTCTTTTGTATACTTCATCAAATACTTCTGATTTACCGTTTGATTTCAAGCATTCTTTGTCAGTGAATATGTGTGAGAAGTCTTTGATATAGTCATCCATTTTGTACCTGAACACATTATATACATATTCAGCATATTTGTCATAAGCCTCTTGTGTCTTCTCACAATCAAAATAGAACATACAGTGAATGCCAATACCTGAGCTAGATTGTTCTATATATGTGAAGTTGTTTGGTAACATGTCACATAATGCATTAGTTATTGCTTCATATAATATCTTTCTTTTGTCATCACTCAACTGTAAAATATATTTACTATGTTGCATATCCATATCAACAACAATAAAGCCGTTCCATTTCTCCATTCCAACCATGTCCTTTAAAGGGAAATAGTCGGTCTCAAAACGCATGATTGCATTTCTTGTTGCCTTTGATGTACCTGGGTTTTTATTGATGAACTCTATAACATCTTCAAATCTCATCAATAATCCTTTTACAGGTATACCATTATGTTGCCAAACTATAGCCTTAATATCTGTCATCATCTTATAATCATGTGCAGAGTTTGACCAATATATACCCTTTTTAAATGGAATAATACAGAATTTTACATCTTTAGAACTCATTGTTTATTTCTCAACTTTTTTTCAATATCATCATTCCAATGCTTTTTAATATTACTAAAATAATCTTCTGCAGTGACATATTTCTTATGTATGTCATGTCCATTAGAATATGGATTACCATATACAAATTCTAATACATATATAAATACATAGAAAAACCTGTTAAAAACATCAAGTGACATTTTTGCATTATCAACATAAGGCACTAACAACATATCATGACAAAAACTTAATATCCTGCAATAATTATAATCGTCACCTCCAGTCATTAACATTGCCATATTGTTTGCTTCCATAACAGATTGTGTTAATGGAATCCAGCATGTGGATTCACTATAACCTTTAAATATTCCCTTTCTTTCTCTCATATTAATCTACTTTATAGTATGTTTTCCCTTTAATAACTTTGCTCTCTAACAACCAGCCTAATCTATAATAGGTCCAGTCTCTTTCATCAAATTCTTCTTTATTTTTCCACAACATAATTATAAATAAATGCTATTATACTTAATATTGCCCATAATACAACCATAAATATGCATATCTTAAAAAATACAGATATTATAGTTAATAATGAGGATATAAATATAAAATGACCAATTAATATCAATACTATTATTAACAATATAAATGTTATTAAAAATCTAATTTCATTCCATTCCATAATCTTAATCTGTTATTTTTCTGGGTTGATATACCTGCTTAAAATATCATCACTTTCAATTTCTTCAATTGTCCAGCCTTTGCATTTCTTACCTGTCTTTAGTCCATAGTCTATGTATATACCAGATGTTCCGATATATTTAGCAGCCTTTGACTTATTGCTGAAATACCAAATACCTTGTTCGTCATGTTCAATTTTTATCAACTTCATAGTTTTAAATTATATATTTTTATTAATAATAAATTTAAAATAGATATCGGAACAAAAATAATTCAATAAAAATTTATTTTTATTTAAACAAAGATTTAATTGAATTTCTAATTCAATTTACTATATTAGATATGTAACAAATAAATAAGTAAATATGAAAACAAAAGAATTTGAAACTTACTTCAACAAGGTTAATAATTTAGTTAACTGTAGTGGTTATTGTGGGAAAGTCAACATTCATCCCGCTGATGCTAATGTTTATCTTTTTATGAGATACAAGAATGAGCCAGATGTGATTATCGATACCGTCATTGAGTGGATTAATGATGAGAATAGAGATAATGGAAAGACTGGTATGATTACAAGATTCTTAGATGTTAACAAAGACAATCTGGAGCTGATGAATTATATTTGGATTAAGATTAATGGAAAATTTTGACAAACTCCATGTTTGTCATTAACAACGATTAACACTTGAAAATTGAATTTCTTAACACAACAATACTATATAGAAATATATTCTTTCTAATTATTTTTTAAAAATTTTTACTTTCACCTGGACGGTTCGCGATGAATAGTTCAGGCTTTTTTATGCAGTCTAAGAGGCTTTTTTCTTCCCTTACTATTAGTTACTTATTTCCTATATAAGACGTCATCCTGCGTCACTCTATACATGCCTGCTCATCACAAAAATATCTTTATTTATTTTGTAGTTTCAGATAAAATCACTATATTTGTGCCGAATTTAAAACTTAAGTATTATGAGACAGGAATATTTAGATGTGGTTAGCAAAGGCTATAGTATTGAGATTTGTGTTGACTATGACGCAAGTGGAAGGAGTGCTGACGAAGATGAGATTAGTCCTGATTGTGTTATCTATTACATTAGAGAAGGTGAGTTGCGTACATGGAATGATGATGAAGTGATTACTGATTTTGAATGTATAGATGACAGTGAGTGGGATGAACATATAGAAGATGAAGACAGTTTTGAAGGCTCATGGTTCGAATGCATGATGACAGACATTATTATTGATATATATGAAGAAGGCTATGATGGTGGGGCAGCAATAGAATATTGGCTGGATGAAGGACTTAAGATTGGTGCCTTATTGAAGGACGAAGACGATAATGTCATTGAAGAGATGTGGGGTGTAGACTTATCAGATATATTATAGTCTTTCTATGTGATTCCAAGGTCCGCTGCTCCAATACAAATACTTATATACTTTATTGTTGGTCATTATGACTTCAATGTTGTAGTGGCCTCTTTTTTCTCCTGTCTTCTCCAGCATTACCTTATTAACATACCTCCTGACTAATTTCTGCCTCTCCTCGTCATCTTGTATATGGTCCATGTCCTTCCTGTAGCTACCTTCATATAGCATCTCCTGTTTCTGTCCGTATAAGTAGTTGCATTTGTCCATTAGCTCTTCTTGTTCTCTTAGCTCTACATTCTTCTCTTCAATCATCTTGTCACCCTTTATCTCACTCATCTTCCCTTCAATGATTCTGCTTTCAATACGGTCGATTTGCTTCCTTATGTCGACTATGTTCCTCATTGCCTGTTGTACTTTACGTAATAGTGTTTTACATTCTTCTTCCAGCCTCATCTTCATCTCATCATCATCTTTCAGTCCCTTCACATGTTCTACTACAACATCCCATATAAGTTTGTCCATCAAGTCAATCTTTATTGTCATGTTGATTGCATGGTCGATAGTATATAGCTTGTATTGCCCTTTAGCTATATTAGGGGACAGCAGGTAGCCGTTTTGCTTGCAGTATAATAGTTTCTTACATAGGCATACTTTCTTCACTCTGGTGTGTTCTTTTGTCTTGTCTTTGGCTATCTCTCTGCATTGGTCAAACAACATCTTAGATATTATCTTCGGGTAGTCATAGCCGCTGATGTCAGATTTCCCGCCATAGTATTCTGGTCTTGACAATATCATCTGTACTTGCCTGTTTGCGTTGTTGAGTATCTTCTGTTTCAGCTCACCAGTTGCCATCAGCTCTAATGCTATACTACGTGTGCTAAGCCCTCGTGCGTACATATTATATATCTTCTTGACTATCTCAGACTTAGCATAGTCAATCACCAGCTTGTCATTCTCAAAGGTATATCCGAACAATGGCTTTCCGCCTATATAGCCACCAAGCGCTTGTTTATGTCTCTTGCCACGTATCATTCTCTCTTTTGACAACCTTGCTTCTTCTTCCGCCATTGTGCCAAATAATGCAAAGACTATTGATGCTGTAGGGTCAATCGTGAAGTCTTCTTTAAGCATAGTAAAATTCGGTGTAAGACACCTTAGATTTACATGTCTTTCAATAAGGTATTCACGAACTTCATATAATACCTTTGGCCTTCTTGCTAGTCGGCTTACTTCCCATATCAATACCATGTTGTATAGTCCAGTATCAATATGCTCTTTCATTTGCTGGATGGTCTGCCTTTCTTCAATGTCCAGCTTTACACCAGATTCTTTACCTGAGATGATTGTGATGTCATCTTCACTATAACCTAACCTTTTAGCCTCATCAACTAGTTTCTCAACCTGAGATTCAAGCTGTTGGACTTCGGTACTTACACGTGCTACGATTAATATCTTCATACTTATAATCACTTTGTGGGTGCAAATATAAGCAAAATTTTTTAAACTTGGATCATATCGAAGGAGATTTTTGTAATTTTTACTAGTTGAGAAATACCACAATTGTTCTCCGATGAGTAAAATAGAAGCCCACCAGAGCCTTTGTTTTCAGTGGATAATAAAATATATATCCAATGCTATCAAAATGCTCTGGTGGGCTTTGTATGGCTTCTGCCGGCTATTCTAGCTTATCCGTTCCAATTACTCCTCGTCCTTTATTATGTTATCAACTTTTCTCATTTTTTTATCTATTTTGTCGTTTATCCTTGATTCTGCTTCCAGTACTTTATTTCTTATGAATAAGTTAATACCAAATACGCTCGCACAGAAAATCAGAGTCTGCCCAAAGTACATTAACACAGAATCATGTATAGTATGTTGGTGCAAGAAAAACGATAAGAAACAAAGTACTATGCCTGAGAATAATGTGAATATGGCTGTTCCGTATTGAGTTTTCTCTTTAGCTGAAAAATTGTCCATTTTAAAATTTAATATATGTTCTTTGTTAAAAATAATATCATTTTGACAAATATTATATTTGACAATAAAACAAAGGGAGAATTTTGTTCCCCCTTTGTAATAATATAGTTTGATTAAGATACATATATAATGAATTCTATTGTTTTACTATTATATGTACTATCTCCTGGATATGTAGCAGTAATAGTATATTGACCACTAGGAGTATCATCTGGACCATCAGTATTTTGTGGTATTGTCACTGTGTTGCCATTAACTGTACCAATATTACTTTGTAATGTCCATCCTGTATTAGGTGTTCCTGAGAATGAGAATTCATAACTAGAATATGCACGTAAACTTGTTGTATATGAATCTTCATTTATCAAACTACCATTCAAATAGAATTGACCTGTAGGATCATTACTTGATTCATTATCGTATACAACAATAGCAAACGATACAGAAGTATTGCTATATGTAGCATCTTCAGGATATTCGGCATTAATCCAATATGTACCTGGTGTTAAATCTCCTACTGGTTCAAATGTGATGTCACCTGAAGCTTCACCAACAATTATACCAGGTGCAGGTGTGGTTGTGATAGTGAATGTCCAACCTGTTGAAGGAGTACCGTTGAATGTAAGTGTTGATGGTATATCATTCGTGTGTATATCATATTGATCAGTATAAACTACATCGTTTTCATCTTTCCAACTTGCAGTTGCACGTTTTTCTAATGTTATAGTAATTGAATATTGTGCAGAACTATATGTAGAATCACCTGGATATGAAGCTGTTAGTGTATAAGTACCCTTCGATGATATAGCGGTTGTATCTATTGTAAATTCACCAGTTGTTGTATTAGCTGTTATACCTGTTCCTGTTGGATAGTTGAATGTCCAGCCTGAAGCAGGAGTACCAGTGAATGTGAATGTATCTGTTCTTTCTTCATCTACTGTCCAACCAGTACTTTCACCATTATTATAATCAACACCATTACATGACCAATGACATGATGGAGTTGTTAATACAGGTTGTGCAGCTGTACATGTAACACTTAATGAAGCTGTTGCTAATACATTGTCAGAGTCATCATAAGCTGTTGCAGTTATAGTTGCTGTACCTTCACCTTGCCAGATTATGTCACATTGTTGCATAGGCATCATGCCTGTATTATTTACTGTTACTGTAGCTACACTTGTGTTATCAGATACAAATGATACGTATTTATATATTACATTATTATTGCTTTGTATTGATGCAGTATATGGGCTGTTCTCAGGAGCTAAACTTATGCTATCTTGAGTAAAATAGAAGTTAGGGTTTGCACCAGCTGGGATTATTCTAATATATAATGAATCACTCGAACTATAGTAGTTAGCATCTTCAGGATATGATACATAGACATTATATTCACCAGGTGTCATATGTGTTGCATCAACAGTCACATTCATAGTTGAGCTATCAATAGTTATTCCTGCATCTGGTGATGGTTGAGCTGTCCATCCTGATAATGGTGTACCATTAAACACACAGGTTACAGGAGTAGTGTTACCTGCATTGACTACAACATGTCCATACATATCTCTACCACTCCAAGATGCTGATGGATAGCTCTTCATAGTCTCACAATATACAGTTATTGTTGCTGTTGCTAATACATTGTCAGAGCTATCATAAGCAGTTGCAGTCACCGTACATGTACCATTAGATACATAGTTTATTGAACCATCGCTGCTTACTGTTGCAATGCTTTCGTCAGATGATACATATCCTCTACGTGAACTTATTGAGTCATATAACATAGGAGTCATTACACCTACTGTATTACTTATGTTTACACTTGGTTGGTCATAGTAGAAGTCTGGATTTGTTCCATTAGGTAATACTTTAACATTGAACATTGCTGAACCATTGTAGTAAGTTGAGTCTTCTGGACGATTAGCATTCAAGTACATATAACGAGTTGTGCTTTCTACCGAATTAGTCATGTCGATAGTTATTGTACCTGTCATAGTGTCGAAGCTAATACCAGATACATCAGCCATATAAGTAAATGACCAGTTATCAGAAGGTGTTCCGCTGAATGTGAATGTATATGTTGTACTATCACCAGCTACAACAGTCTTATTATTTTCAACCATCGAGCTAGAGTTCAACCATTGTCCCATTGCTGATTGCTTACTACTACCAGATGTCACATTGATTGTTATATATAATGAATGATAATCACCATTATTGCTATAGTCATAACCAACACCTGAATATACCATACCAGACATCAACATTGAAGGAGTGATAGTCATCTCACCAGTCATAGTATTGATTGATATGCCAGGTTGTGAGTCTTTGAATGTCCATGTACCAATACCACTAGATATTGTTGGGTTGCTTACAAATGATAGAGTCATAATAGGGTCAGATGTGCTGACTGAAATGTTATCTGTTCTCATACCATTTAATGTCCAATAACCTTCAAATGGTTGTTCTGGTTGTGCTGGGTGATAATAAGCAATCAAATTAGCTAATTCATCAACACGTTGTACCAACATATTATATGCAGTCACTGTAACATAGTTTGACATATCTGGTATCACAGGAATATCAGTCTTGTCTACTTTCTTATCCAATTCAGCAGTTACATAACTGTTTGTGGCATAATCAGCTAGAGAGCTTTTATCTGCTTTGCCGTCCAATGCTTGAGTTACATAGGCTAAAGAGGCATCATCAGCTAATGCATCAGCTAGTTCTTTCAATGTATCTAAAGTCTCAGGTGCGCCACCAATGACATCTTCGATTTTTTGGTCCACATAATTCTTTGTAGCATAACTTGTCAAGTCTACGCTGCTTCCCTTTCTTGCGATATATGTGATAAGGTCAGAAGTTGAGTTGATATATGAGTTATTATCAACCTCTACGCCATTCCAATTAATATCAATAGCATTCACTAATGGATAGAAGTAAGCGCTATTAACATAGTCCTGTATAGCTTGTGAAGCACCAATGTTTGATTGTGTTAAGCTTGCGGCAAACTTTGTACCTGCTTTCTTGTTAGGCACATTAGTATACTTAACACCGTTGATTGTTATTTCTGCCATAAAGTTTATATACGTATATATTTTTGATTTTGTTAGAATTCTATATTGAATGTTCCTTTTCCAAGTTGTATAGAGAATATCCTATAGTCAATGTTGTCTACAGTGACATAAGGGTCTGCTGTGTCATACCAGATTCCCATCTCGCCACCGTTTTGTTTATCAGTAATGACAGGTCTTACAATTCTGTCATTGATATTGTCATATACTTCCCAAGATTTCGGACATACTAAGTACATATCAGTTGGCTTTTCTAATCCAGTCATGTCAACCTCTTCGGCTTTTGCTGGCTTTGTGCCATTCAACTTAAGATGAAGGCCGATGTTCTCTGGTGTTGGTGTCTCTGTCATGAATGCATAGCCTTTTGATGTTGCTATTACTTTCAAGCTATAAGAGACAACAGAAGGCTTATAGTTGTCATTTCCTGCATAGCTTGCACTTATTGTTGCATTATCAGTCACGTTGACAAATGTTATATTGCCGTTCTGGTCGATTGTGACATTCTCATCGTCACTTGAATATGTGACAGTTAAGTTATTAGGGTTGTCAAGTACTGGTAATGTGTTCTCTTCACCTAATGCTGCTTCAAAATTGTATACAACACCACCATCTTTCTTCCAACTGATGTTTGCTTCTTGTCTTGCATTCCTTACCTCAACCATTGTGACAACTTGTTGTGCTTTGAAGTTATCGTTTCCAGCAAAAGTCACATATATAGGGTAAGACTTACCAATTGTTGCTTGGTTTGTTGCTGTGACAAATCCATTCTCATCGATTGATATGTATTCACTGTCTGATGAATAAATCAAATCAAGTCCATATGGGTTTGTTGGTTGTAGTTGTACGTCCTCATTGAAGAAAAAAGAGTAGCTGCTTCCTATAGTGATGTTAGGATCAATCTTGCTTGTCTCTGCTTCTTCAACAACTAATACCCATGAATAACTATATTCTGAGTGTTCATCTGTCTCTTCTACATTCACATTGATATCTGTTGTACCTGCTCCTTCTACGTCAACCATACCACTGTTGTCCACTGTTGCCACATTTGTATCAGTTGAGTTACAAATAGTTGTATAGTCAGTTTTCTTCAATAGAGCGAATTTTGTAACATTTGTGTTAGTAGTTATTACACCTTTGTTAACACTAATGTCAGGTATATTGCTCATTTGGTCGTTCAATGGAATATCTATATCATCAGGTAAGTTCCTGTATAGGTTCCATTCAGGAGTAACAACAGTGAGGATGTTGTAGTTCTTCTTCGCAAGTTGAGTCAATGATGGGTTCAATTTCTTGTAATCATCAAACAATTCTTCTTGTACGAAAATTAGCTCCGCATCAGTATCATTTGTGATTATATAAGGTTCTAATGAATAGACATAAAGATAGTTGTTTATTCGTTTCTGCTTCATATGTATATAATCATAAATTTATGTATATCTTATATATTAAAATAAAATTTATCCATGTTATTCAATAAAAAAGTGGTAAGTTATTCTCACGAACCACTTACCACGAAAAAATAGTTTGATATTAAAAAAATAATATAACAATAAATAAGTAAATATTGTATATGAAAAATAGTTTAAAATAATATATATATGAATGTCTAATATAGTAAATAATGAATCATAAAAAAAAGAATTGATGAAAAATACCTTATACCATATACATATTTACCTTATATAATAAAATAGTTTTTTATTTATAGTTTATTCAATTTTTCTAAGAAATTTTTGAAGTGATGTTCGCTATTGACTCTATCCATCTCATCCAGCATATAGCTTATCTCTTCTTTCTTAACTAAGTCAGGATATTTTTGGCTAAGCTGGTGTATAATATATTCATTTTTTGTCATGTTCAAATGCTCTTTTATATTCTTCTCTAAATTGTGATATTGTGAAACTGGGACATGCCTTCTTGAGTTCGTATTCGTTATGGCAATGTACTTGATTTATGTTCAAATGATATTGTTTCATCAATAAGAATACCAAGTCTAACAATGCATCCTTTTGTGTCTGTGTCCTTGTGTCTTTAGCATTCATTTGTTTGTCACATCCACCAATGTAGCATACACCAATTGAGTTAGTATTATGTCCTAAGCAATGTGCCCCCACTTTATCAATGTCACGACCTGGCTCTATTGTTCCGTCTAAATCGACAACAAAATGATATCCGATGTTAACAAACCCGCGTTGACGATGCCACAAATCAATATCTTTAGCTTTAAAGTCTTTACCCTCTGGAGTTGCTGAACAGTGCAGTATAATCTCATTTATTTTACGCATAGTTATGTTTTAATATATTTATCCTATAAGTGTCAAGTTATTCCAACCATATCTGTCACCTATCATCCATAGACAACTACTTTCCTGACCTAGCTCATGTCTCCATACACCAGTGTTCCTGCTTGTCTTCCTTCTGTTTATATATATGTTCTTGCTATTGTCACTAACATTTCTTGCATTTATGAATATGTTCTTATTAGAATAGTTATATATCAAGCATTGTGCTGGCTCTGCATAAGGAAGTATTACATAGTGGTCTACATTCTGGGTCAAACCTTCTACAATCACCATTGAGTATACATAGGCATTTACATTATATCCCTTTACAATTATTGTATTCCCATCATTGTCAAGTATTTGTTGGTCAGTGAAGTCACTTTCATATAACCTTATTAGTTTTGGTACACCAATTGGTATACCCCAACCAGCAGACTCACCTTCCGATTCACTGTTCTCTCCATAATTCCAATAAGGTCCTTTTTCTGGGTCTAGTCCAATACTATAATAAGGGTTTGTGATAGAGTGTTTGCTATCTCCAATTGTTATAATGCTTGGGTTTTTCTCAGTAACCTTGAATCCATCATCACTATATACAAAGTATCTGTTAAGGTTGTTTGATGAGTATAGTCCATTCAACCCGATAAATGTAAGTCCTGCTGTACCTCTTGTGATATTACAGTTTATATATTCACCAATAGTATAGTAAGTATAGTCATCTGCGACCATGTTAGTATCATATTTATAGTCTATATCCCAATCAAGATAATAGTCTCCGGCATTATTACATGTAACACTAATATCTATACCTTGTAAGTTGTTCAAGCTAACAGTCTTTGAGACAACTGTGTTATTTCCACAATATATCTTATATGTGAACTTATATGTTCCGTTGTCTTCGCTTCTCCAACTTGGTATGTCATAAATGCCTTTGTCATAGACTTTGTTCTCAAAACGAATAGTCAGTCCAAGATGCAAGTCGAATGTCTCACTAGTGCTGAATGTGCCAAGGTATAGTTGCTTTATGCTGTTTGTATATCTTGACTTATAGGTGCTTTTTGTCTCAGACCAATATCCGCCTAATTTTGAATAAGGCTTCATGTCAATCTTTTGTTTCGTCACCTTGCCAACATTGTTTGGTACGTATGTCTCTCCGTTCTTTGATATCCTGTCTCTGTTTATTACAACTCTTGGCGTCTTGTTGTTGTCGAATATTGTTATTCCATTGTCTGGGTTCTCTAATGATATGCTGCCAAGGAAAGTTGTGTTGTCTGCATCCATTACAATCTCTCCAGACTTGATGTCTATACCTGTTTGTTTCAATCCTTCAACAATCTGCATGTTAATCTCATCAGCATGTTGTTTTATATATGACCATGAGACAGCCTCATCTAGTTTTCCATTCACTCCATCCATATAAGAGTTGAATTGTGCTACAGTCATCATGTTCTCTGTTGCGCTGAATAATGCAGATGATACGTATGATGTAATCTCATTCAAGTTGTCTTCAACAGTTGTACCGTCACTTAACAACACACTTCCTGTTACTTGGTTTGCTTGTCTGTTGTTTGATCGTCCTAATGAAGTTACACCACCTGAGAACCAAGTATATTTATGGCTATCAAGATTGAAGTCATTGATTCCCTTATATTGTACAAAAAGTGGTGCAAGTAATTCACCGTCAATAGACTTATAAGCAGAGATATATATTGCGCTTTGTCTCTCTACCTCTGTACCTCTATATCCAAGCATTGCTATCTCATCACCTTCTGCTACATCAAGATAACCGACAAAGTCACTTTTTGATATGTCAATATAATGGCATGGTTGCATGTCAACATTCTCATTATTGCCAACATTGATTGTTATTGGCTCACCATTGTTGTCATCATTGTTTGTGTTTATCACTAATGCCCAATAGTATTTGTTTGATGAGTATTCTGTTTCTGGTCTATAGCCTCTTGCCACAGTTGCAGGTCGTATTTTCTCAGTATAAGCATATTTCTTGCTTCCGCCCATATTGAAGTTCTGGCAGAATGCTTGGTCATCTTTCTTCCACATGTTGTCTATCTTTGTGCCACTGTCCTCTGCTAAGAAATATAGCCTATAGCAATTATTCAATGACTCAAACTTCCTGATTTTGAAACCATTTGCAGGAGTGAATATGACGGCTCCACCACTTGCTCTTACCTTGTCTATGACTAATTCAAAGAAGTGTGCTAGTCCTGTCACTGTCAAGTTCTCAGTGTTTATGTCTTTTGCTGCAAGGTTATTGATATATCCTTTCACGGCATTCATCCAGTTTACATCTACCTTGTCTGCTTTGACACCTGAGAACTCACCATTGTATGCATTAACATATGTTGCATTGGCATATGTAGTGTTTATGATGTTTGCATCCACATCTGTTGCCTTTATATGCTCTATAGATGCAGTGCCATTCACCTTCATATCACCATCTATGTCCTTGCTTCCGTCAAAGTATTGTCCCCAGATATATCGTGGAATGAAACTGCCACCATCTCCTTGTAATGAGAATTGTGATGAAGTCACTATATTTGTAGCACCTTCTTTTGGTGCGCCGTACATTTTAATGTCTATCATATTGATTATGTATTTATTTGTTGTAGTTTTATTGTTGCTTCACAATTTCTTAAGTTCTGTCTTATGCTTAAAGGTATGACATTTCCAAAGTTGTTCATATAATAAGGTGCCATTCCCTTGATGCATGAGTCATCTAATGTTGTCTCTATGATTGTCCTTGGAGTGTTGTATATGTTCCAATATTGGTCTATCCAAAGTCTTTCTGGTCTGTCAGTCACAGATTGAGTTGTGTCTGTTATTGATGTTGCAGGAGTCTTTGTAGAAAGATTGATACATGTATTGTTTGCTACATTTGTCTCAATGCCTCTTGCTACCAGTTCTTGTGTTGTTGGCATTGTGCATATGTCAAACTCATCATCCTTTGTATGTAATATACCATTCGATGCATTAGATATATATACAAGGTCTTTCTTATTGCTTGAAACATCACTGCCACCATTATCAGATATGATGCCAATCTCAAAGTTCTTAATCCATATAGAAGAAACATGGCTCCATACATTCTTCCAGTTATCATAGTATTTTGTGCTTCTGAATAATGTTGGGTGTCTTCTTGTTATCTCATTCCATTGTTGGTTGATTACTCCAACTATCTTGAACCTAACTTTTCCTGATAAGCCATCACTCTTCTTGATTGGTACAGCCATACCTTTCTCTTCACTAATCTTTCCGTTCACAGTGTTTGTTATAGGATATTCTTTACCAACTATGAACTCACCTATGTTTGGGTCAAATCCAAGTGAGAAAGTCCTTTTGCTTACTCCTTCTACTATTGGCAAGTCTGACTCAGTATACCAACCATATATTGGCTTTTGTTTGGCTTGGTCTGCATATGTCTCAACAAGGTATTTGTCACCTATCTTAAGCTCACATTCAACAACAGCCAGCTTATTATACAAATCATTGTCATTCCAGTGGCCTGAATAGTTATATTCTAATTGTTGTGCTCTTTCTATATCTACACATGGGTATAGCCATTTTGCTGTTGCCTCTTGTTGCTCTAATGTGCCTGGAGTATATGCCTTCCAGAATTGATGAGCATAGAACATGCTATATACAGGCCATGCAGTATATTCTTCTTGTTTCAATTTGTCATACAATTGTTTGAATGATGGGTCATGTATTTCTACGTTTCCCATAACCCATGGTCCACGAGTAACAGGAGATATGTCTATAGTTGGCATTAGCTTTATTGATCCCTTGAATACTAAGTAGTTTGTTGTAGTATCATCAACAGGAGAATATTGTGCGCTTGTTGCACCTGTATATTCCATTAGTCCTGCTGCTGATTGAGTGCTATCATCATAACCACTTGAACGGTCTATGTCTGTTTGTATTCTTTTCAATTCTGATTCACTATCATCTCCATTACCATTCACAGATATTACAATATAGTCATTTGTATTGATGCTTCCTTTTACTCCATTGTCATTTGTAAGACGTGATTTGTTATTCTTATTCAATGTTTCTTCACATGTGCCACAAGATATGATAAATGGGAAGAACCTGTAGTTCTTCATTACTTGGAATATACGTTGTAAGTTTACAGGCTTGTTGTTGTTATCAACTTCTATCCATTCATTTACATCTATGCCATTCCACATTAGTTTCCATTTCTTGTTATAACCAAGTTTGAAATACCAGTCTCTTCTTTCCCATCCATCATAGCTATCATCAATAGTATTTCCATTCTCATAACCTTGCTTTACTATGTTACTGAAAGCCCTAAACGCACTACCACCTATACCGTCTGAACGATATTCACTCATCCAAAGTTGCTTGTAGTTTGAGAAATATTCTATGTTCTCTGATTCTAATGGGTCAGCTATCACAGTGTCACTTGTATCTAAATTCACCTTCAACTTTATCTGGTTGAATGTATCTGCGATTGACAAGTTTGTGCTTTCATCAGTATAGTCATTTGCTGTTATTGTTGTCTGTGATAAGTTGATTGTCTTTGTTGTACCGTCAAAGATATTTGTAAATGTCTTACTACCACCAGCTTTTATTGTATTCCAGTCAAATATATATAAGTCTTCACCTTCTTGTATGATATGCAAATTGAAGTATTTTAGTATCTTATCTAGTGATTGCTCATTGTCAACTAAGTCATTTTCACTGTCACCAAGGAAAACATTCATAGAAACACCAAGCGTATCAAATATACTTGCTCCATTACATGTCTTTGACATATCATAATATGTGTTTGTAGGTAACATCATAGCAAGATATTCTTTGAATGAAGGTGATTGTTCTTGTGATATAGTGTTTTGCCAGTCTGAGTGTTTGATTATATATTGGTATTCTAAGCATCCAAGCTCATCAGTACAGTTTATTGTGAACTCGTCTACATTATGTGCATATTCCTGTGAATAAGTATATGGCTCTATATAACCAGCAAAAAGGACTTTATCGTCCATCTTCACAGTGACCTTGACCTGTTTTACTTGGTCTGAGAACAAGACACCGCCAAAATATTCTGATGCGACAAGATTGATGCTCATATTCTTCTTGATTATAGAAGCGAACATGTCATCGATGTCATATTCTATCTCAACAGAATCGAAACTAATCTTTATTGGGCTGTCCTCATCATTCAGGTCATATTCAGCCATTCCAATTGGTGACCATATCTCTATAGTCACCAATCTTTCTTTGTTATCCTTAAAACCTCCACGTATAATTGTAGCCATATCATTTCTTATGTATTTTCTCGTAATTCTTCATTACTCCGTATAGTTTGTCACCTTTTATTATGAACTCAACTTGTCCTGATTCGCTTGTTGTGCTCATCCTGTTCTGGTCTATTGCTTTGAACAAATTGTTTTGCTGGCGTTGGTTGAGAACCATCTCGCCTTTGTTTGCTCTTACTAACACATTATCACCTACAGTAGTACCACCTTTTACTATACCACCATTTGCAAATGCTTGTAATGCGATTGATGCTGCATGTTGTGCCGCCATAGCTGACATCATTGTTGTTATGAATCCACTAGCTATTCCAACTCCTGCAAATGGTATATATGCATGTGCTAAGAATATTTGTGCTGCAGCTAAGTCAAGTATAGATGATTCTAATGCTTTGTTTGCAGCTGCCTCTGCTGTCTTTGGTGCAACTGTTGCTGTCTCCATTGCTGCTTCTTTTGTTGCTGCTGTACCTGCTGCATCTGATGCTATTGCGTTAGCTGTCTTGCTTGCTGTTCCAAGGTTAGTCAAGAAGTTAGCTATCTCCATGACTGTGTTGACAGCAGTAAAGATGCTTTCAATTGTAGATATAGTAGACATAAGTATAGTCCATGCATCTGCATCTTCTTCTATTGCTTGGCTTAATGATGATATAGAATTGACAACAGTGTCTATTGCATGGAAACCATCAAGATAAGTTTGTGCCTTCTCTAATTCATCAAGATTGTCAAACTCAACCTTCATCTTAATCTTTTGCTCTTCCTTTGTAAGGTCTTTAAGCTCTTTTTGTATTTGTTTGAACTCTTCTGTACCGTAAGTCTCAAGCATTAGCCTTCCTTCAAGGTTGCGTATCTTCTCTTCTAATTCAGCCAATGAGCCAACTTTAACACCACTTAAGTCCATGTCAACCTTCATTGAAACGGCTTGTTGTTGTCTAGTAAGGTCTTTTATCTCATCGACTATATTATAATATTCAGATGTGCCAACTGCTGTTGTCTCAAGCTTAGCCTTCAATACATTTATCTTTCCATCGAAATATTTCAATGTACCTTCTGCTGCATTAGAAGTCTCTGCATCAATTTTTACCTTTATCTCTTGCTCTTTTGCCTTCCATTCTTTCAGGTTATTGACAAGATATTGGTAGTCGTCATCTGTCTCAGTAGTCACATTCAATCTTGCTTGATAGTAAGCGACTTTGTCTTGTGCATATTGTAATGATCCCTCTCTGCCTTCTGATTTGAATTTCTTACCTGTGATGACTGCTCCATTTATTGTTGCTTGAACATCTTTCTTTACTTTCTCTAAAGCTTCTTTCTTTATTTGCAAGTCATTGATTTCTGCTACATCAATTGTAGGGTTAAGCTTCTTAAGTTTCTCATCGATTTTGCTTATCTCTGCATCAATTGCTTCAAGTGAACCATCTTTTGCTTTTATTCCAAGCTCAATCTCTTTTTTCTCAATAATTGCTTTGACCTTTTCAATCTCTGCTTTAGTCTTCTCAACATCGATAAGTGATAGTTTCTTCTTTGATAGTTTGTCTTCTAGTTTTTGTAGTTCTTTCTTGTAATATTCTAAGCTACCTTTGTCATAGTCTATCTTTGTCTTTGTCTTGCTTGTGTTGTTTGTGTTTGTGTTTACCTTTACATCAGCCTCAACAGGTTTTGTATCAGATATCTCTTCTTTTACTTTACCTACCTCTATACCAAGCATTTTCATGAAGCCACTCCATAGTCTTCTTATTTTATTGATGACTTTAGCTATGAAGTTGTATATTGATTGCCATATCTTAGTTGCTGCTTTGTATATTGCTGAGTTAGTAACCATGTTGACCATTGCATCCCAATAAGGCTTGACTGCCTCCCACATCTTCTTGAATAATGCGATGATTATTGTGACACATGTATCAACAGCTTCTGACAAATAACCTAAACCATTTATTAGTCCTGTCACAGCCTTAAGAAGAAGTCCAAGTACACTGATGACTGCTTGTATTATCTTGCTTTGTCCCATCTTAATCATAAATGCATCCCATGCTGATGTCAGCTTGTTCAATGTTACATCTAATGATTGTGACTTTGTATTCATCTGCTCATAAGCAGTGTTTGTGCCTGTGACTGCTGCAGTCATATCCTTCAAGGCATCTCTGTTCTTAATCAATGTCTCTGCTACAGTCAAAGAACCAGCACCAAACAACTTAAGTTTGTCTGCTGCTGACAAGTTAGCCTTCTCCAAATTCTCTAATGCTTTGTCTAGACCAACTATTGCAGGGTTGAACTTGCTGTTTGATTGAGTTGTCAAACGAATAAGCATAGCTGCGAATCCATGACCTGCTACTTCTGCTGATGAGAACTTTGGTGCTAATGTCTCAATAACACCAACTGTTTGCTGATATGACATACCAGCATTAGAAGCCTGTGTACCAGCCTTTTCCAAAGCGACTGTAAGGTAGTCAACCTCTGCTGCACCTTCTTTTGAACCTGCGGCTAATGTATTGATGATATTTGTTGATTCTGCACCAGTCACATTGAATTGGTTCATTACTGTTGTTATGGCTTTTGCTGTATCTTCAACTGTCATATTGTCTGCAGCTTTAGATAATACAATTGCTGCCTCAGTAACTTGTCCTAATGCATCCATGTCTTTCAATAATACAGGTGCTTGTCCACCAATCTTACTCATTGAATCGACGATGTCTGTTGCTGCTCCACCAAATTTCTTAGACATATCTAATGCCATGTCACCAACATCTTTTAATGCATCACCTTCAACGCCAGTGATAGCTGATAGTCCATTAAGTGACTTATTGAAATTCTCAACCGATGATATAGATGAACCAATGACAACACCAATTCCAGCAACTGCACCAACAATAAGTCCGATTGGTCCTAATGCAGTGTATATTGCTGTACCAAGGCCAGTCACCGCTGCCGTTGCTCCACCTGCTGCAGGAATCATTGATGTTATTGCAGTTGCTGCACCTTTTGCACCAGCCACAAAACCTCCAATATCTCCCACTTTGAAGCTGTTCATCATTGAGGCGATTGATGAACTTGCTCCACCCAATCCTTTTTGGAATGAGTTCATTGTCTTGTTGGCTGAATCAACCTCTCTTTTTAGTCTAGCTGTCTCCTGTACGGCTGACTTAATCGAATCATTATAACCAGTACCGTCAAGGTTCAACTTACCTGATAAATTTACTGCCATGTTTATAGCTCTATATTTTTGAGTATTTCTTTTGATTTAGCCCTCAACCTATCAATATCTTCATTAGAGATTTCTTTCTCTAACTTGTTATATTCATAACCACTATCCCATGGGAACTTGATGACATCCTCAATCTTTATCTTCTTCTTTGAGTTTGTTTGTATGATGGCATATAACAACCATCTTGTCATCTCCCATTCGTTTGAGTTTGAATAAGCAAGTACATTATATAGTTCATGTACCTCATATTCTTGCATTTCATCCATGAAGTATTGTAGTGTGACAAGCCTGTATTGCACGACTAGTACTTTCAATACTTCATGGAATATTAGTTTTTTTCTTCCTTTACTTCCTTTTCTGCTTTCTTTACTTCTTCATCGTCAATTGGTGATAAAGAAGTGTTCATTGTAAGTGTTTGTGTCAACCATTCTGAGAACTCTTTGACCAAACTTGGCTTCTCATCTATTATGTCCATGAAGTCATTGAAGTCAAAGACATCTCCCTTTCCGCTTGCACATAATATAGAATAGAAGAAAATAAGTATATCAGATATAGAAGTTGGGTTAAAGTTCTTCTTTGTGATATTCTCATAGATTATCAAGGCTCTAAATGAGTATTTCAATTCATACTCTTTGTCTTTGTAGTTAAATTTCATATTAGTAGTTATATATTTTTGTTCTATATATTAAAATAAAATTTTGTTTTTAAACCAATGATTAAAATAGAAAAAAGGAGATAGACTATTCTACCTCCTTATAAACATACTCAATATGAAATTTTACTGTGGGTTTGCTGGTGTTTCACTTGATGAACTTGATGCCATGTTCATGATAGCACCCTTACCTGTAAGAGTTACAGAGAAAGTAGCATTCTCACCAGTATTTGCGTTAGTTGTCAATGATGTGATGATTGCTTTACCTTTGTAACCTGCAGTTGTAGGAGCTGTCCAAGAAGCTGGACGTGTATCACCTTGTTCTGCATCAGCTGGCTTAAGACCATTAGCATCATAGTTAGTAGCTTTACCAAATACAACAGTGACCTCAGACTTATTCAACATTGCATTGAACAATGCATTATAGTCATCATCTGTGTATAAGTTCTCTGATTGGATTTCCCATGTGATGTTACCAATCTCTGATGCACCCCAGAAGCCGTGGTCCTTTGAGCTAATATCTACAGTATTACCTGTAATTGTAAGTGTGTGTGAAGTAGCATAAGCTAATGCAGAACCATCTTTAAAAAGCATAAGCTCATCACCTTTAATGATATTTGCCATAATATATTATGCGATATTTTTATTTGTTTCTATGTTACTGAGAATGAGAAATGTAGTGTTTGTACATATGCATTCTCAATTAAGTCTTCTTGTATAGATTCTAGTTTGATTGAAAATATCTTGATGTTCTCATCTGAATATCTCTTGCATTCAAGTGCATGTCTAACCGCGTTTGCCACATCCAATGAGTTGATATAGTCTTTGTCTACACATAATATTGTGAACTTTACTATGTTGTCTGTTAGCATGTCTTTAGTGTAGACTGGTGTGATGTCTTCTCTTGTGTATGTTATGAATGGGAACTTGATGTCAACAAACTCACCATTGTCTTCTTGCCCTATTGCTAACAAAGGAAGTATCTTGTTTGAGTCAACTAAAGCTGTGACCTCTGCATCCTGACTAAGTATTGAATAGAGATATTTTCCTACTAATATAGAGTTATCCATTCCATGCTTTCTTTATATATTTCTCTAATGCAGCTTGCATTGTAGGTTGTAGTTGTGATTGACTGTTGGCTACACCTCTTGCAAAGAATCCATTGAACTTGGCTAGACTTCCTATTTTCTTTTTCTTCTTTAGCTTTATACCATTTCTCTTTGTCTGGTATCTCATCTTTGCTGATTCAAAGAAACGTAACCTGAATGTACCTGATTTTGGGCTTCTAGTACCTAAGATGTGATATTTGATATATCCGTTTTGCGGTTTACTAACCCTTACAGCATCTATTAGCTTGTCTGAAAAAGTACCTGAAGTATTCTTTTTTGAACCAGGTATAGTCGAACCAACCTCTTTTCTTATGTTCTTTTTGATTAGTTGACCACCAGCTCTTAATGCAGCCTTTTCTGCCTTTTCTGCATCCTTCAAAATGTCTCGTAGCCTTGTCTCTAATGTATAGTCTGTCCATCTTATTCCTGCTTGATTAGTCATTCACAAGTGCTGTATAAATTTCTAAATTGTGGTAATATTTGTTTGGTATAATGGAGTCGATAGAATAGAAGTCACCATCATATTTTATCCTCATGTTCTCTTGTACTGGAACATAATATCTTACAATGAACATCTTGTTCTTTGAGTGGAATATCTCTCCATTAGTCTCTTCTTTGTTACCAGAATCATGTCTTACCATGCAACGTGTTGTATAATGTAACTCATAATTAATGCGACTATTACCAAAATCAGTCTTTGTTGCGACAGGCTTATATATCTCAATTTTCTCTTTTAGATTTCCTGCTTTCATATAATTGTAAAATGTTTTTACTATTCATAATTACGATATAACTGGCACATCCAGTAGAAAGCACTTGGAATCTCATTTTCTGCACTACCCCTATTGTCGTAGAAATATTCAACTAGCATTTTCATAGCATGAATAAGCGGAGCTGGAAGAGTGTTGTTATGAGCCTCTAATATTTCGGCTAATGATTTGTTTATCTGCTGTTCTACTAATTCTTCTGCTGTATCTCCAAGAGCTTCTAAGTATTCGTCATCGTCTGTAAAGTCGTCATCTATAACAAGCTGTTTTTTTATCATAGATAATGTTAGATATGTCATACTATGAAATTCATGTTTTTGTTTTTGAAAAAAGGGTGGGCGAAATTACCCACCCCACATAATGAAAAAGTTTATATTATTATGAAAGACTAATTAAGCGCTAGTCTTACCAAATGCTAATCCTTCTGGACGTAAGATTACTTCATCAAAGTAAGCGTTGATTACAAGACGTACACATCCATTAACAGCTTGTGTATATTCGTCGATTGTGATTTCAATGTCACCCCAAGAACCTACTGCGATATTTGAGAAGTCACCATATACGAAGTTCTTACCAGCTACATTAGATGTAACAACAGCAGGAACACCATCAACTTCACCACCTTCAAATACTAATTGTGTAGACTTAGTTGACTTAGCCATAGCACGAAGTTCTGCTTTAGCAGATGGAGAAAGTAAGTATTTCATCTCACCTGTGAAGTTTGCATTCTCGATTGTAGCTTCTAATGCACAAATCTTAGCGAATGTATCACAAGTTGCTGGTGTAACATTATAGAAGATACCTGCTGGCTTTTCACTGTCACCTGCAACATTACCTAAGATTGTAGCTTCAAGTTTGTCGTTCAATGCGTTGACAATGTCTCTACGGATAGCAGCCTCAACACCAATTGTATCTTGATAGATTAATTGCTTAGAGATGTCGATATAAGCAGTCAAACGCTTTGGAGAAAGTTTCTTAGTTGTGAATGCGTTACCAGTTGAGTTAGCAGCTGCGATTTCACCTGCCCATCCTACATTTGACTTACCCATGATAGGGATTTGTATATCACCTTGTGGAAGTCCTGGATAGAACTTAACACCTAATTTAGCTAAAACTGAATTAGCATAAAGTGGTTCTAAGATACCTTTTATTTCAGTCTCAATAACTTGGTCATGTACACCTTCTACTGCAGATGCACCTTCACCATATCCTTGTACTGTCATAGTACGTGTTTCAGCATTAACCTTGATTTGCTTAATACCATTGTCAAGAGCATTACGTAACTCTTTAACTAAAGTGTTTTTCATAGATCTATTACTATTTATATTTTTTTCTTGTTTTCTCTCTTCGTTAGGAAGATTGTCTTCATATGTTTGAAGTTTTGCTTCAAGATTAGCAAGGTCTTGTTTTCTTGCTTCAATGTTTTGTTTCAATTCATCAAAATGCTTTGATTCTTCTTCTGTCATCTCACGTTTCTCTGTCTTACATAAATCAACGATTGAACGACATTCCTCTACCATTTGATGAATAGAATCTTTCAATTGTAAACTATTCATGTCAATAGTCAGATATTTTTATATTTAATAATAAACAATATTTTGGTTGTTTAGTCATCTATTTTAGCTAATTCTTCAATTTCATTCATCTTAGCATCTAATGAATTGAATAACTCTTCTTGTTTCTTCTGTTCATCTAATTCTCTTTTCTCAGTTTCTTCTAGTTCTTTTATCTTGTCTAATGAACGTTGAGCAACTGATGTAGCAGAATAAGCAGGATTCCAAACAGGCGAAACATCATGCAAGAATGCGATTTTGTGTATTGTACGATAATTAGCACCATTTTTCCTTGTCCATGTCTCTGCACCTGGGTCATTATAGTCTAATGCAAAACAGAATGAAGATGATACTATCTCTCCACGTCTAAGATATTCAAGTAAGTCATTGCCTATTTGTGTGTCTGCTGCATCAAATTCATATTTTAGTCCTATGTCATCTACTGTAAGCTTAAGAGAGCCTTTACCATTCTTTGAACGTGCCAATACTTTATTGTCATCATGATTCATTAAAGCAAAAACGTCAGAATTATCAACTAATTCTTGTGTTATAGCACCTCTTTCGATTGTTTCAAAGAATCCTAAATCTTCTGATTGTGAATCAAAAACAACAGCATAACCTTCTACATGACGTGAATTGTTCTCTAATTCACGGATTTCCATACTACCGTTGTTTCTAATTTCAAGATTTTGTTTATTCATCTTGTGTGTCTTCTGTATTTTTGTTGTTTATAGTATTTTGATTAATATCACTAAAGGCTACGAAAAGTTTATCTCCCCCTTCCATTGGGTTAAGTCCTAATTGATGTCTTGCTTCATTTACAGTCATGATACCACGACTTACAAGTGTAGATAAATAATTAGCCTGTGATTGTTTGTCTGATTTAACGATATAGTTCTCATCTAAGTCGATGAACAAATTCTTCTCACTTGGCTTGATTAGTTTTCTTGTAAACTCATTCTCAATCAATGTGATATATGGGAAAAGTGTATGGGTTACAAATTCCAAAAGGGATGCTTCAATTGTTGAGTAAGAAGAATGTGATAAGTCACCTAATAATACTGGTGAGATAGAGAAGAATCTAGCTATGTCATTCAAGTTGAATAGTCTTGTCTCTAATAGTTGTGATTCTTTAGAGTTTGCAGCTACAGGTGAGTATTGCATACCATTTTCTAATATAGCCATACCTGTACCTTTATTTCCATGTGCTTGATTCCATGCATCTCTAATAGACTCTCTTTGTTCTTTTGTCAAACGTGTCGCATTTGTTGACAATATACCAGCAACATGACAACCAGAGCTGAAATAGTCTTGTGCTGCTTTCTCTGTTGCTTTAGCTAAGTCTAAAGTATGCGATGCATAGTACAATACACCTATACCTTCAATACCATTCTTTGAGTTCTTGACTAAATGTATAATGTCAATTGGCTCAATTTGTCCTTTACGTATAGATGTTATCTTATAGCTAAGCTGACGTGTGTTAGCATTATACATTATGTTATATGAGCCATAAGGACAATAGATGACTGACTTAGGCGTACCATCCATCTCTCTATCAATATAAGCTATACCATTACCATATAATAGCATATCAGTGACAAGCATCTTGATGAGCATGAATTTAGTCATGAGGCTATTGTTGAGAGCATCATAAATAGGATGTGCTTTTATCAACCCAGTTTTATCATCTTCTCTTGTCTTCACGTTTATAGGCAACTCTGCCACACTATTAGATATAATCTCTATAGCTGCAAAAACTGCTGATAGGCTGATTGATGGAATCTGTGCACTAAGTGTCAAATTACTAAGTCCAAGTCCACCCACACCAGTATCTAAGCTTCTTTGTTCTGTCTTTTTTCTAGAAAAAATTCCCATTGTAAATCAATGAATATATATTTAATAATAAACATGAAATGTTTAGATTGCCACTACCTCTGGCACAAAATTAGGGCTATTCAAATATCCACCTAATGATTCAAGCATTGAGATAATAGCATCTATCTTCTTGTTCTTGTCTCCTTGTGATTTGACAGGCTTACAATTATCATTATAGTCATATTTCAATTCTACATTAGCAAAACACCATTTTATGCATGGGTTTGTGTCAATGATACATTTTCCTGACAGTACTAGCATCTCCATGAACTTTGTAGGTTTGTTGAAGTTACCTAATGACTGTGAATATGGCTCTAATGGAAGTCCTTGCTCTGTTGCGTTGATAGCATATTGTGTAGCATTCCATGCATCATAATACACACCTTGAAGGCAAATTTGTTTGCTTACCTCTAACTGATGCCTTAATATCTCATCATAGTCTGTAACATTACCACTAGTGACAAGAATGTATTTCTGTCTTTTGAAATTAGTATAAGTCTCACTGTTTGATGATTTCTCTACTGCCTCTTGTGGTATGTATATGAATGTCTTGAATACAAACTTGTCTGGCCATTTTGCTCTATCTGGGTTTGGTGGGAACATCACTGAGAATGAAGTCATATCACTAACAGCTGACAAGTCTAAGCCCATATAAGCAATCTCATCTCTAAAGTCTTCTAAATCAACAGGTTGTGATACTGCATCTATCTTCTCATAAGGGATCCATACATCAGAAGACTGACACCACATATTAAGGTTCTTTGTCTTAATAGAAACCTCATTAGATGGTGTGTGTATTGCCTGTTTTATCTGGTCACGCATGTAACGATAAGAGACTGTTGTACCTAATGATGGGTTTGCCTTTATCCAGACATTCTCATCTTTCCAGTCATCGCCTTCGTCTAATTGGAATATGAATGAAGCCCATGTGTCATCATCATATTTTCCTTCTAATATTGCACAACAATATTCCCATTGGTTGTATAATGGGTATACACTACCAACATTGAAACCTGCTGTTGAGATTGATACTGCTAATGGGTTCTTTCTTGCACCTTGTCCTGTCTTAAGTACATTCCATATCTCTGATGACTTTGCTTCATGGCCTTCGTCCTGTATGAACACACTATCTGAACGTCCATCAAGCCTTGAAGTCTCACTTGGTAACACATTGATTTGTCCATCAACCTGTGGGATTCTGATGTCACCACGTAATCGCTCAAATATCTTGTTATCTGGGTCTACAGACTTACAAAGTTCAGAAGTATATTTGAACAACATTCCTGCCTGCTTTGCTGAGTTGGCTATAAATGCGATTTCAGGTGAATGCTCTTTGTCACAAATAGCGCCAATGATTGCTATGACTGCTCCAAACACTGATTTTCCTGATTTACGTGCTGTGAGAAGAAGTACATTGTTTATGACACGAACATCAGGCTCATCAACATAATAGAAACCATAAATATATGATAATATCCATGCTTGATAAGGTAGTGGGTCAAAAAGCATGCCTTCTCTAAGCCTCAACTTATGTGCAAAGTTCAGCTTCTTGTCAACATCTTCGTAATTGAAGTATATGTCATCACGACTAAACCAATCAATATATCTCTGGCATGCTAGCTTGATGTATTTTCCTGCTACTATCTTGCCTGAAATGACGTCTAATGGGTATTGAATATATTTCTTTGATTCATCAAGCTTAGTCATTGATAAGGCTGTCTATATTTACTGTGTCCACTTCAAAGTTCTTCAATTTAGTCTTTGACAATGGTGTGAGGCCAAATGTTGACAGATATTTCATTATTTGTGATTGTGCAGAATTGAATACTTGAATATTTGGGTTCTTTACACTGGTGTATTTGTTCTTTATGATTAGTCCACGCTTATGTATGTCTTTCTCTGCTTCTAACAACATATTGAAATTCATGGCTATAAGGTCTATTGTTATTCTCCATGATGAAGGTATATGCTTGTAGTCCTGCTCTATGCAGTCAATTACATTCTGCATGTAGTCTTGTGTGCGCTTGTCATAATTACTATAGATTTCTGCTGCTTTCATATTAAGTATAAAATTTATTTATGTATAATTAATAATAATAAAAAGTGGGGAATAATTCTCCCCACTCTTTAAATATTTACAACTGTCCATCCTTGTGGTATACCTGATGAACCTGTTGGGTATTCAACACCAGATTTCTTGGTAAATGTACCTGTTGGTGAAACATTACGTAACCAATAGTTTAAACAAGCATGTGCACTAATATCTTCTGCTAATATTCTAACTGATGATAATGAAGTACAACCATCGAACATATTCCAATAACAACCATATACTAATATTGTTGCTGGTAATTCTGGTGCTTCAACTAATGAAGTACAACCTTGGAACATTCCATAATAACAATCCTTTGCTAATGTTGTTGCAGGAAGTTCTGGAGCTTTAACTAATGAACTACACCAAGCAAACATATCTTCATAACAGAATTCTGTTAATGTTGTTGCTGGTAATTCTGGTGATTTAATTAATGAACTACAACCATAGAACATACTAGCATAACAGCGATTAGTAGGTGGTGTTGTTGGTAAAGCCAAATCTTCTGCACTAACTAAGTTATTTATTCCAAAGAACATTCTTTCAAATTTATAATTAGCATTTGTACCAGTTCTAAAGTCATCACCATAAACCAAACTCATAATATTACCGCTTATTTTAAATTGTTTTGATGTCCAGAAGAAATTACGATATATTTCGTTTCTTCCTTTTATGTAAACTTTATCACCAGCATCTAATTGGAATAACCATCTAATTCCTTCATTATCTGACAATGTTGTAATTGATGTCCAATTTTCTAAATCTGTTGAATATTCAATTGTTATCTGTTGTCCTGATGATTCATATGGATAATTATAATTTGTAATTCCAAACCAGTTTTGATCTTCTAATGACTCAATTGTAAAATAATGTTCATAATAGTTTATTGCTATATAGTTACAATAAAGACGTATAGACTTATATCTTTGCGTCTCAATTGTTTTTAATGTTACATTGAAATCACCTGATGCATTATAGTTGAAATAACCATTCTCATCTACTACAAGTTGAGTGTTACCAATATACCAAGCATATTCAACACCTGAATTATTTGTAACTGTTGGTACTTTGAACTTTGTTTGTGTTGTTATGTTAAACTCAATATAATTAGTAGAAATGCTTATATCAGGGTTTATAAAGTCTGTATAGCTACAATATAAACTAATAGACTTATATCTTTGTGTCGCAACTGTTTTCAATGTTACAACAAAATCACCTGTTGCATTATAGTTGAAATAACCATTTGCATCTACCGCAAGTTGTGTATCTCCAATATACCAAGAATAATCAACACCAGAATTGTTTATGACTGTTGGTACTTTGAACCTTGTTTGTGTTGTTATGTTTTCAACCTTAATGTTATTAGAAATACTAATGTCAGGGTCCACAACATTTATATAATTACAATATAGTTTTATTGAATTGAAATATCGTGTCGCAACTGTTTTCAATGTTACAACAAAATCACCTGTTGCATTATAATTGAAATAACCATTCTCATCCACCACAAGTTGAGTGTTACCAATATACCAAGCATAATCAACACCAGAGTTGTTTGTAACTGTTGGTACTTTGAACCTTGCTTGTGTTGTTATGTCTTCAATTCTAATATTATTTGTTGAAATACTAATGTCAGGGTCAACCATTTCAATATCTTCTTCTATTGTCAAAGTATAGTAAGCCTCTTTTGACTTATAATGATAATCTGTCTCGAATAAGGCTTTTACTCTTACGTTACCTATTCCATCATAGACTATATAGAAATCATCTCCTGAAGCCTCTATTGTAGCTCCTGCTGCACTATAGACGATATTGTCCCTAATGTCTGAAACTTCTGGATTTAGGCTAACTTGTTGTAATGGGTATCTTCCTTCAGGTGTTTGAGTAATAGTAACTGTTGGTTGTTCAAATTCCATTACAAAGTCCTCACCAATGCTTACTATGTGCATAGTATATGAAGCAGTTGAACCATTGTAATATTGGTTTGACTGTCCGACTACATTGATTGTGATGTCTCCAACAGTATCATAATAGATATAATAACCATCAGATTCTTGACGCAAGTTACCTGCAGATATAGTATATTCAACATTCAAGCCCCAAGGGTTATACAAGTCTTGTATCTTATATCTCTTTGTTTGGCCCGATTGCCATACATAGTTCATTGTAACCTCTTGATTAGCGAAGCTGATTTGTGTGTCTTCGGCTACAATTGGCTTAGCCTCAACATTCAATGTATATGATATAGTTTGTTGGTAATAAGTACTATCTTGTACGCTTGAGATAGAAACAGTGATATTTGCTCCATCTTCACCATCATATACAACATAATAGTCATCTCCAACCTTCTCTATAGCTCCAAGTGAAGTTGTTGGTGCACTGAATGTAACACCTGCTGCTCCTGTTGGTGTCTGGATAAGGTATTTATGTGTATCATTATAAGGCATTGTAACAATTGACTCTGTGAAACTAATGTTTGGGTTAACTAAGTCTGCTGCTCTTGTGTAGTAAATTGTATATTCTGCTATACGACTTTGACTGTAAAAATGGTCATTTCCATTGAAATGAACTGTAACATGAGCGCTTCCGGCCTTGTTGAATATATATCTTCCCATCAAAACAACATAGTCTCCGTCATTCTCTGCTGTTAAACCAAGTAATGATGATGTATTGCTTGCTGAACTATATCTCCAATCTAATGCATTGAACTCTAAACCTATAGAAGCAGGCCATCTCAATATCTCAAAACTATATTCTTCTCCAAATACAACTTGAACATTTATCTCACTATCGCATGTTGTATAAGTAAGATATTGCTTGTCATATTGGTTGTTTATTTTGTATGTACATGACGTTGTTGTTGCTTCATATGTGTCATCACCATCAAATGTAACTGTAATAGTTATTGTACCAACTCCATCATAGACTAAATAACCATTCTCTATAGTACCTGCAGAAGTTGTCCATGTAACTGGAAGATTATATGGATTCTCTAGCTGTGGTAGCTCATATGTATAGTTGTCATTCTTGTTTGCTGTCTTTGATGAATATTTGAATTTTATATTTGGATTTGACTTACTTGATTTGTAAACATATAAGGTATAACCATTACTATAGGCTTTATATATATCACTTTCTTTTGTATAGACAGTAAGATGAACACTTCTATGTGCACCTTCACTTATATCACCAATAGGGTAATAAACATATGTATCATCTATTATAGTTGGTATTATTCCATATTCACCTTCAGCCTCCCATCTGTCTATCTCACAATCATCAGGCTTTTTCAATGTTTGTAACAAATATTGGTCGTTTGCTGTTTGTGATTTATAGACCGTATACTTATCAAAATCTAATTTTGGGATTAATCTTGTATCTTGTGGCTCTTGTACTTTAGCTACGTATATATCATAAGCTATATAACATGGATAGAAAATGTTATTACCACTGAAATTAATTCTTCCCATGATATATGTATTAAGTTTAGTAGTTGAGAAAGTACCACATAGAACTGTATAATTATTCACTTCTTTTGTATAAAGATTCTTAATCGTCTCAAAACCATAAGGTGAAACTGTCCACTCATCTGCATTAAATACAAAGTCTGGGTCAATAGGCCATCTTCCAAATTCTATCTCAAATTCTTCATTCACTGCGCCTGTCATTTCTGCTTCATACCTCATAATAGTATACTCGTCTTCAAATAAATAGCGCATATGTGGGTAATTAATAACTAATGTCGGTCTCCAGACACCACTAGTATGTTCAAAATCTTCTTTTGACCATATTTCGAAATCAACACCACGTGCTTCATACGAAGCATTATATGGGTTTTCTACTTCTGGAGAAATAAGGTATCTTTTCTCTGAAACTTTCCATCCTCTTGTTGAAACAACTATCTTGTCAATATTATCCCATGTCCAGCCACCTATTAATTCCATCATATCCCACAAATCATAGACTCCTGTATCATTAGGGGCGATGCGGCCATTAAGCCAGTGACTCTCATCTGAAGGGCCATATGGTAAATATTCATCTTTCCATTTAAGCGACCAGTCCCAACCAGGACCCCATTGTGTAACTGCAAG